CCATTTATATAAAATAATATATGCAATTCGGAAAAGACTTTGAAAAGGTATTCTTTAAGCTATCATTAGATAAACCAAAATATTTGGGAACTATTAAAAGAGGTTTTTATACTTCTGATGATATTGATGTGATGCACCAACTTGCTGTTAAATTTAATGATAAGTTTCATGAAGCTCCTAAAGTAGAGCAAATGAAGCTTTTACTTTCTAATAGTAAAATTGGACAGAAGATTGATGACGATATTGTAGATATTATATATGATACAGACCTTTCTCAATATGACGAAGAATGGTTAAACACAACTACCGAAAGTTGGATTAAATGGAGAAACTTTGATACAACATTAATAGATACGATAGAATATATTAAAACTACTGAAGTTACGCCAGAAAATACAGACAGTATAATAAATAAAGTAAAGTCTTTAATAAACGATAGAAATTCTATTTCGTTTAATTCAGATATTGGATTAGATTTTTTTAATGCAGGAGACCATTACCAAGAAGACGCTATAAAGATTTCAACAGGATATAACTTTTTAGATAGAGCACTTAGCGGAGGATATGACAAAGATGGTACATTAGTAGTTTATGTTGGAGAGCAGAATATTGGTAAGTCTATTTATTTAGCAAATGATGCAGCTAATTTTGTAAAGATGGGAACAAATACAGCTGTTATAACTGCTGAGATGTCTGCACATAAATTTATGAAACGTATTGGAGCAAATTTATTAAATATTCCAATTAGCGATTATGATGATAAATCACAGAATAAAAATTTAATTAAAAGAAAGTTGGAGACAGTTGGAGACGGTTTCACACCACCAGGACAATTGTTCGTGAAACAGTTTCCAACGTCCCAAGCAACTGTACCAGATATTGAAATATATTTGAAACAAATTGAAGAAGAAAGAAAAATAAAACTCGGTGTAGTTGTAATTGATTATATAAATATCTTAGCTAATTATAGAAACCTCAATACAGAAAATACCTACATGAAAATTAAACAAATTGCAGAAGATTTAAGAGCAATGGGTGTTAGAAATAGTTGGCTAATAGTAACGGCAACTCAAATAAATAGAAACAACTACAATTCAAGCGATATTGGAATGGGAGATGTTGCTGAATCTGCAGGACTTTCTCATACTGCTGATGTAATGTTAGGAATTATACAAGATGATATAATGAGAGCAAATTACGAGTATTGGTTAAAGATACTTAAAATAAGAGATGGAGAAGGAAAGGGTAATAAATGTAAGTTAGAAATAAATTACTCATTTATGAAATTGACAGAAACTGATGAGATAGCAACATCAAATATACACGAACTATAAAATAATAATTATGGCAGGAAGAACAAGAAGAGATAAAATATTTGACAATAAATTTGATGAGCATGAATATGAATTTGACCCAAATCTTTCTTTTGAGGTCGCTCCGGCATATACTGATGATAGAGATGAGGAAGATAAGATAGTTGAAGATATTATAATGGATAAAGTTCATGATTTAGTATCTAACTCAAAGTTTAAGAAATTTAATGAGCTTGATGAATTTAACCAATCTAAAAAATTAAAAAAGATAGACATAAATGATATTTATGATTTTATGAATAGTAAGTTATGTAGAGAGCATTCTATGATTACAGTTTTTTCAGTACTTTGTGATTATTTTAATGTAAATCCTTCTAAGTTCTATTCATCACTTGGAAATAAATTCAAAGAAGACTTAATAACAGAGCTTGATAAAAAATCAGGAATTCTTGGAAAAAGAAATATAAATAGATTATTCTAATATGATAGATTCAAAAACACTTAATAAGGAGGTTAAGCGAATTTGGATTTTAGGAGATATGCATCTTGGCGTACGTTCTAATTCTATGGAATGGCTCCAAATCCACAAAGACTTTTATGAAAATCAATTTATCCCTCACCTTAAAGCAAATGTTAAGGAAGGAGATATATTAGTTCAAGTTGGGGATGCGTTTGATAATAGACAAAGTATCAATTTAAAGGTACTTCATTATGCTATTGATTTGTTTGAAAGATTAGGAAAGATTCTACCAACCCATGTTATTGCTGGGAACCATGATATATGGGCAAAGAAAACTAATGAGATTACTTCTATTGATTCATTAAAATGGATTCCAAATGTTTCAATTTATAAAGAACCTTCTTTGTTTAATTGGGGTGGAAAGGATGTTCTATTAATGCCTTGGAGAACTGGACCTGAACATGAGGCTGAAACTCTAGCAGAATATCCTAGTGCAAGTATTGTATTTTGTCACTCAGAAGTGACTGGTGTTTCTCTAAATTCCAAAGTTAAAAATATACATGGTACTAGTATCAATGCATACAGGAACTTCGAAGCAGTCTACAGTGGACACATACATTATAGACAAACTAAAGGAGTTCTTAGATTAGTAGGTACTCCATATGAATTAACACGAAGCGATATAAATAATACTAAAGGATTTAACTTGGTTGATTTAACGACAATGGAAGAAACTTTCATTGAAAATAAAGTATCTCCAAAATTTGTTAAATTCTTCCTATCAAATATTTATGATATGACTTTAGGGGAATTCAAAGAGGCTATAAAAGATAATTTTGTAGACCTTTATGTTCCTGCTCATATTGCTACAACCACTGCACTTTCTAAACTAATAAATAAAGTTCAAGGAATTGGACGAAGAATAGAGCCAACAATATACGAACAAGATTCATTAATAGATATTGAAATGTCAGACATTAATGAAGATGATTTATATAAAAATTATGATGTAAAAAATCTAATTAAAGTTTATTTAGAGAATAGTACACATGACGAAAAGACTAAAGAAAAGATAGAATCAAAATTAAGTATGCTGCATAGTTTATGTGCTTATAATTTTAATCCAGAAACTGAATAGATGAAGATAGAATATATTGAATTTAAGAATTTTGCAAGTTATGGTAATACTATACAGCGAGTAGAATTAAATGGAGATGCTGCTGAACTTATATTGACATTAGGTAAGAATGGTCATGGTAAAACTACAATAGCAAACGCCATTGTATTTGCTCTATATGGTAAGGTAGAAAGTGTAAAACTTGGAGACCTTCCAAATAGAATAAATAAAGAACTTTTAGTAAAAATTAAACTTTTATGTAAAGGAACAACTGTTGAAATTAAAAGAGGTCTTTCTCCTGGTAGATTTGAAGTAAAATTAAATGGAGTAGAATTTGATAAAGCTGGTAAAAAATCAGTTCAAGAATATTTAGAAGAAGAGATATATGGAATTCCATATCATGTTTTCAAAAATATTATTATTTTATCTGTAAATGATTTTAAGTCTTTTTTAACAATGTCAACATATGACAAGAAAAGAATTATAGATAGAATGTTTGGTTTTTCTATATTAAATGATATGCAAAATGCATTAAAAGAAGAAAGAAAAATTATTAAATCTGATATAGATGCATACGATGCTGAACTAAATCAAATAAACGAGAATGTAATGTCAGTTAACTCTAAATTAAATGAATTAACTGATGAGTCTAAGGAAAAGAATAAAGAAAAGATTTTAGAATTAAAAAATACTTTAATTGATTTAGGAGAACAAAGAACAAAACTAAGTAAGGCTAGTACAACAATAACTGGTAAAATTACAAAATCTTCAAATCAATTAACAGAAGACCAAAAAGAACTTAATAAACTTTCATTTAAGTTAAAGAATCTTAAGAAACAAATTAAATTATATGAGAGTAATTTATGTCCAACTTGCGAGAGTAAATTAACGACAGACTTCCATAAAGATAGAAAGGACGGATTTGAAAATGAAGTTAATAAAATACCAATTGAAATAGAAGCAGCTCAATTAAAGGTATCAGAGATAAAAGAACAAATTGCTGAACTTCGAGAAAAGAATGGTATGGTCAATATTAAAGTATCCTCTATAAACTCTCAAATTGAAGGATTTAAGAAAGAAATATTATCTATTAAGAATACTGATACTGCTAAAAACTTCAAACACTTAAATCAGATTATTAAAGAATTTGAAGAAAAATCTTCTGTTAAATCAAATGAAAGAGATGAACTTAATGCAGACTTTTCATTTTTAGATATTGTTGAAGATATTTTAGGAGAAGATGGTATAAAAAATATGGCAGTTAAATCTATACTACCAGTATTAAATACTAATATTGCCGCAATGTTAACTACAATGCATTTACATTTTCAAGTAAGATTTGATGAAAAATTTAATTGCGTTGTAAATCATTTAGGTGAAGAAATAAATCCAATGACTCTTTCAACAGGAGAGCGCAAGAAAGCAGATTTTGTAGTTATTATAGCACTTATAAAATTATTAAAATTAAGATTCCCACAATTAAACCTTTTATTTTTAGATGAGCTATTAAGTTCTATCGATGCTGATGGTATTCATAATATCGTAAAGATACTCGGTACTGTTATTAGAGAGAATCAAATAAATACTTTTGTGATAAATCATACTGAGCTTCCAAGGGAATTATTTGATAAAAAAATCCAAATATATAAAGAGAACGGATTTTCAAAACTCGACATCGAAATAATAGAATAGCTCAATGGCAACATACAATCTTAAATATAATTCAGATGATAGCGTAATTAGACACATGATTATCGGATTATTAGCTGATCTGAATAATAAAGTTTATTTCAAAAGACAAATAAGTGAAACTGAAAGGGTTAGTGTGGATGTTCCATTTTATTACTCTATTACTGGTGATGACCAATTTCTTAGAGACCATTTCTTATTTGATTTACCTGGAGGTCCTGGATGTGACCCAACTGCAGCAGATGCTGATGGTAATTATGATGCAGTACCAAGAGGTGTAGCAAATTTATCTAGTTTATCAATAGATGCTGGTAGATTGGTAAATAAAGGAATAAGAGGAGAATATACTAGGATGGATGCAAATGGTGTATTACAAAATTATACTGCAGAATTTTCAATGATTCCAATAACAATGGCATTCGATATTGAAATTTTAGTATCTTCATTATTAGATGCATTGAAGGTTACGGAATCAATTACAAAAACTCTATATAAAACTAATTATTACAATGTTGAAGTTGGTCATTTAGATGAAGGAATTTATAGACTTCCTGCTCAATATGCTTTACCAGATGATTTTGAAGTTGCGAGACCTATTGATTTTACATTCGATGATAAAGAACAATATAAAGCTAATTTTTCAATAGAAGTAAGTACACATATACCATCGTTTGAAACTCCAACTGAAATGCATTCTTCTGTAAGAATGTACGATAATAATGCCCAATCTATCTTAGGCGATGTCCCAGATAGTTCATTACTTGGAGATGGTATGCAACATGGTGTAATTATTAAACCAACTGGAGGTATTAAGAAAGATGGAATATAATAAATATAGAGCAAATAAGAAGGAATGTTATGATAATTTAATATTTCTTAAAGATTTAAGAGGTGAAATACCACATAACTTCAAAATGTCACCTGCATTAAGGAAAGCCGATAAAATGATAGTTTCAGAGATTAAGTTTTGGGAGGAAAAGATTTCCAGAAACGAAATAAAAGATAAGCTATAAACTTTTCTTCCTCGGTTTATATAATATTAAACAAATCAAATACATGGCTAAGAAAAGAAAATCAAAAAACTATCTTAACAACAGAGACCTTTATGACCAGATGGTTATCTCAAAGGACCAAAATAAACTTACAAAGGATGCCGAAAAGATGTTAATACTTTTGGCAGAACGAGCAATAAATAGAATGAGATATGTCAGTGAAGACGATAGAAATGACTGTTTACAATTCGCTTTATTAGATTTACTAAAATACTGGAGAAATTTTAATCCAAAATATCCAAACGCTTTTGCGTATTTTACAGAAATTGCAAAAAGAGGATATGCAAAAGGTTGGAACAAAATACATCCTAAAAAATATAAAGGTACCTTGTCAATTAATAGTGGGAGCGGAAGTAGCGAACACCAGACAGGTATTTATTCAATATAATATATGTCTATTAAGAGCATTAAACCAAGTAGAAATTCTGCATTCAAACAAGGATATTATAAACCACAGAATCCAAATAAGTATGCTGGAAATGGTGATATAATTTTTAGAAGTTCTTGGGAAAATAAGTTTATGATTTGGTGTGATACTCATGAGAAGGTCGTGATGTGGGCAAGCGAACCTATAGAAATTAAATATATTTCGAGACAAGACAACAGACCACACCGATATTATCCAGACTTTTACTTTAAGGCAGAACAATTAGATGGAACTTTTAAGGAATATTTAGTTGAAATAAAACCAAAAGCTCAAATTCAAAAACCAGTAATGCCAAAGAAAAATTCAAGAAAGGCATTAAAATCTTATAAGTTTCTTGCCGAATCATATATAAAAAATATGGATAAATATAGAGCAGCAAAAGAATATTGTCAAGGAAGAAATTGGAATTTCATTGTTTTGACAGAAGATACTATAGGAAATGGGTTACGTTAAGTCAGAAATACGAAAAATGGTTAAACTACATGGTAGCAAGAAAAAGGCTAGAGATTGGTGTGACGATTGGTATGATAAAGGTAGAAATAATAGAAAAGTAAATGAAGTTGCAAACGTAAGACAAAGATTTTTACCAGGTAAAATTTATGCATTTGAATATAAAGACCCTATTACGCAAAATCTACCATGGTTTGATGAGCATCCTGTCGTTTTAGCATTAGATTCTCTAAATAAAAATGATTTAGGAGTTAATTTGAATCTTTTACCAATTAAAATGAAAGAAGATTTACTAGATGAGGTATATGAGTGGGGAAAAGCTCAAATGGTTGGAGCAAAAGGAGCAGATGCAGCTCGTGATAGGGGTATTAGATTAAAATATACTGGAGTAAAGGCATGGTTAGATAGGTTTGGTTTTGGTTTTGCTATAAGACAATACATAGTTGAAAGAAAACAATTCCAAGCAGCTATTACATATACTGCGTGGCCTAAGATAGCATTAACAGATTTAATAAAGTTAAATGGTTCTTCGACTAGAGCAGTACGGCGAATGCATTCCGAGTACATGAAGAATTAAGATATATAATAAAGAAATATAAAAATAAAATAAAATGGCAGGATTCATAAATAGAGACAATAGAGGTAGCGGTAAAGAACCGTTTAGTCTAACGAATAGCTTGAAAAAGCTATCTTCATTTGGTATGTATTATGATGATTTAGTACTTAGACAGTCCCAAGCAATTGGGCCCATGGAAGATGCTATGGGATATGGAGCACTAGGAATGGGTAATATGATGGGTGCAGATCCTGATAATATGTATGATGCTTTTGCTGCATTTTCAATGGCAGACACTGCATTGAGAAAGAATATTCCATTCTTTGACCAGAATTATGTAGGTAAAAGAGAAGAACTAAGAAAATTTTCAACATACGATGAAATAGAAGACATCCTTGATATTCTTTGTGATGAATCTGTAGTATATGATAATAAAAATTTCATAGGTTCTCCAGAACTTATAGGTATGGATGTTAACGAAGAAGTTAACTCATATATGCAAAAATCTTTTAGAGAAATCTATCAATATTTTGGATTTGCTGCAGATCAGTCAGTTTGGTATTATTTTAGAAAATGGTTGGTTGATGGTTATCTATCATTTGAGATTATTTATAGTCCTGACCAAAAAGAAATTATTGGTTTCAAAGAAATTGACCCAGTAACCCTAATTCCAGGATTAAATATGGATGATGGTAAAAAGATGTGGACTCAATTCAAAGGAGACCCGCAAAAAGAAAGAAATTTATATGATTCACAAATTATTTATATCGCATATAGTTCTATAACTACAGCATCGAGAGTTAGTTATTTAGAAAGATTAGTACGTTCATTTAATTTATTAAGAATTATGGAACATACTAGAGTAATTTGGGCTGTAACGAATTCTTCTTATAGAATGAAATTTATTATTCCAGTTGGAGGTAAATCTAAAACAAGAGCAAAACAATCTCTTGCACAATTAATGGGTAATTATAAAGAAGTTGTAGATTTTGATTGGGAATCAGCATCATTAGAAACTAATGGACAACCAATGCTACAATTTAATAAAGAATATTGGTTGCCAAGTAAAGATGGTGAATCTCCTGAAATTGAAACATTAAGTTCTGAAGGTCCAGAATTATCTGACACAGAGGCATTAAAATATTTTTCTGATAAATTAAAACAAGTTTCTAAAATTCCTTATAGTAGATTTATGTATGAGGATGGAGGAGAAGACTACGCAATGGCAGCTGATGGTATGATTAGAGACGAAATTAAATTCTCTAAGTTTATTAAAAGATTAAGGTCTTCATTCCAAGAAATTTTAGTAAAACCTTTGTATATTCAAATGTGTTTGAAATTTCCTGAGTTTGAAACAGACCCACAATTCAAAACACAAATTGCATTACAATTTAATGAAGAGAACATGTTTGCTGAATTAAAGCAAATGGAAATTATGGAAAGACGTTTAGAATTTGTACAAACAATGCAAGATTCATTAATGAAAGTTGACCCATTAACAATGGAAGAAATGCCTTACTTTGATATGGAGTTCTTGGTTGATAGATACTTGAAACTTTCTCCAGACGATAAAGAAGGAAATTTAGCATATAGAGCTAGAGCGGCAGCTAAAGATGCTGAAGAACCGGAAATTGACCCAATGGCAATGTAAAAACAAATATATAGAATATGAAACATTTGAAAACATATAACGAATTTAATGGCATTAAAGAAGATGCAGTAACTGGACAAGACTCTAAGGTAGTTGTTGACGATATCTATATTGCTAAATTAGATAGAGAACTTAAAGGTGCAGAAATTCTTGGAGCAATTAAAGCTGCTGAGACTGAAGGAGAATTCAAAGATTATTTTTATAGCGAATATGGTAATAGTACATTTGATACAGCTGAAATGTCTCAATTATTGAAATTTTATAATGGATATGAGGAAGAAGCAAACGCCGAGGAAGCTGAGGCAGAAGCTGAGGAAGAAAAAGGAGGCGGAGGAGAAGGTGAAGAAGAAGAGGATGACATGGATATGGACATAGATATATAAAAATCTAAAAAAACCCATTTTTAATAAAGATATATAAACAAACATAATAAAATAACATGATTGAAAAAAATAATCTGTTAATTTTAGAGAGGTCTGCAGGTAATCTAAAATTAAATAAAGAAAATTCCGGCGAATATATTCTACAGGGTATTTTCGGTGAGATAGACGTTAAGAACAAAAATAACAGAATCTATACTGAAAGTGAATATGTACCACAAATCAAAGCACTACAGGATAAAATTAAATCTTCTAAACTTTTAGGAGAATTAGACCATCCTGCAAACTTTGATATATCTCTTAAAAATGTTTCTCATATCATTGAAGAATTAGAGTATGATGATAAATCAAAACAAGTTAAAGGAAGAATCAGGTTATTAGATACTGAAGCTGGAAAACAAGCTAAAGCGTTAGTTGATGCTGGTGTTCCTTTACAAATATCATCTAGAGCTGCAGGAGCTGTTGAAGCTAATGGGCAAGTTAAGATTAAACAACTTTTTACTTATGATTTAGTAGCAGACCCTGGTTTTGCAAACGCTGAATTAACTAGAGTTAACGAATCACTTGGATTTTCTAACGAAGGAGATATTCAAATATATGAGTTGAATAAGATACAAGAAGAATTACTAATAGAAGATAACATAGAAAATAAAATAAATAAAACAATGGTTAACGAAGAAAACTCTAAACTTGTTAGCGTTGAAGATTTCAATAAATATTCTAGATATTTATCTGATGAGATTAAATCATTAAAAGAGTCTATTGCT